TGGAGGATCAACAGGACAAGGGCACCGACTCGATCATCGACGGCTGGCTCACCGAGTGCGGACTCGAGGTGCTCGCCGAGGAAACCTGCGCCTACATTGGCAATATGGTGGTCATCTAACTCGAAGCCGGGAGACAACTCGCGTGATCTCAGCCAAAGTGTTGGTCGGGTTTCCCACCACAGGCCACTGGTCGGATCAGTTCGGGATGGCCATGTGCAACATGCTCACCCAGACGATGCGCCACGAGCCTCAAATCGAGATGGCGGTCTTGAACCACAAGACCTCCATGCTGTGGGCGGCGCGCCAGCACTTCGGCGAGATGGCGTTGAAGTACTCCTTCACGCACTTACTGTTCATTGACACCGATCAATCGTTCCCGGCCTCTGTTGTCGCGCGGCTGCTCACTCACCAGCGGGCAGTCGTCGCTTGTAACATCGCCACCAAGGTGGATCCGCCGATGGAGACCGCCTGCCTCGGCTTCGACGAGAACGGCAAGCTCATTCCCTGCGAGCGGTCGACCGGACTCGAGAAGGTCTGGCGCGTCGGCACCGGCGTCATGATGATCAAGGCATCGGTGTTCCACGATCTTAAAAAGCCGTGGTTCCCGGTGCAATGGCTCGAGGATGAACAGCGCTGGGTGGGTGAAGATTGGGGGTTCTGCGAGAAGCTCGAAAAAGCAGGCATCCCCATTTGGGTCGACCACGATACCAGCGCGTTGGTCGGACACTGGGGCAACAAGATGTATTCGCTGCCTCGCTACGAGGAACATAGAGTGGACAATACCACGGTCATTTACGAAGGGCGCGAGGCCGCGCCGGTAGAGAGGACACTGTAGGATGGCCACGGCTACCTCTTCGGGTACGAGAACGATCCGGCCTCGATGGCTACGGGAGGCGCAGGAGGCGGCGGGGGCGGTGGAAGCACCAGCGGCACGGGCCATACGGGGAAAAGCTGGATGACCCGGCGGCGGCGGCGCGAGAACCTCGCGAGGCAATTCAGTTAAGGAGAGCACGATGGGACTTGAAACAGGCACGGGCATCGGGGATCTGGTCCCCACCAATCCGCTCTCGACCGATGCGGTGTCAGCAGGTGACGACCACATCCGCCTTATCAAGACGGTGATGCAGTCAGTCACCTTCCTCCGGTCGATCCAGACATTTACGGCGAGCGGTACGTGGACCCGTCCCGCCAATGTGAAGCGCATTCTCATTTACTGCCTCGGCGCCGGGGGCGGCGGGAATGGGGGGAAGACCTCGGATTATTCCGGAGGCGGCGGCTCGAGCGGGATGATCGCCATGAAGTGGCTCGACGTCTCCGCGATCGCTTCGGCTACGGTAGCCATAGGGGCGGGCGGGACGGGCGGTGCCATCGAGGGAGGTTTAGGTGCGAACGGCGGAGCTACGGTCTTCTCTACTCCCGGCCCGATCAATCAATGTGTAGCGCAAGGCGGGATTCAGGCATCGACTTACGAAAAAGGCGGCATCAATCATGCCCTTGCCGCCGGGATCGGCGACATCATCTTCAGCGGCAGTTATGGACACTTTGGGCTTCCCTTCCATGCCACGAGGATCACGCCGGGCGCTCAGGGAGGGGGAGCCGGCGGCATGAGTGAAACCGCGGCTATGGTCAATAGCGGCGGCGGAGGCGGCGGTGGCAGCGCCGCTCCCACGTTCGGCTTAGTCGGTGCGGCGGGCGGTTCGGGCTACTGCGTCGTTCTCGAGTACGGGTGGTGACGCCATGACGCTCGACGACATGAAGATTCTGCTGGCCGGCCGCCTTGGGCAGCGCTCCGACATCGACAACATGATCTACTCCGAGATCCGTGCCGCGCAGCGGGTGCTCGAAAAAACCCCGCCCTACCCCTGGTTTCTCGAAAGAGGCTTGCAGCTGGAATGGGACCATGAGGCGGCCCTGCCGGATGACTTCATCGAGATGTTCGATGACATCATCTATCTCATCAAGGCGACCGCAGATACGGAATACTTGAACCCTTCGGTCCGGGTCTATGGGTCGCATTTGGAATACGTCGAGATTTATCCGGGGGTCAAGGGACTGCCGAAAAACTTCATCATCTTCGAGAACGGGATCTTTTTCTACCCGGTCCTCGATCGCAGTTACACATTTGTCTTCCGCTACTACCGGCGCGATGCCGTACTGACGGGTCCGGCGAGCGAGAACCTCTGGAGCACCAAGGGCGAGGATCTCCTGATTGCCGAAGCCGGGTGGCATGTGGCCCGCAACATCCGCGATAACGCCGCGGCCACCATGTTCGGGCAGGACCGTGCCGAGGCCCGCCGCCGCATGGCGCAGGAGACCACCTCGCGCCTCGAGTCCCGGCGCCGCGCCGTCATCGCCGCCGGCGAAGATGCCATGCTGAGCATCCATACGGAGGCGGGCCGCCAGTGATCGTCCCCGTCCAATTCGTCGGCAAGACCGGGCTCGTCATCGACCAGCCCCCCTACGACCTGCCGCCCAACTTCTGGAACGACTGCCGCAACGTGCGCTTCGAACTCGGCGGTGTCGAGCGGGCGCCCTCCTGGCGCACCCTGGTCACCTTCGGCGGCTCGCCCATTCCCTATGGCCTCTTCTTCGTCCATAGCCTGATCGGAAGATTCTGGGTTTACACGGGCCTTCAGCAGGTCATGTCGATCGCGGGCACCACCGTCGACAACATCACCCGGGCGAGCGGCGTCTACACCGGCACGGCGCAGGACTTCTGGCAGGGCGGGATGTTCAACGACCACCTGATCCTGAACAACGGCGTCGACGTGCCGCAGTACTGGGATCTGCCCAATTCGGCCACCGATCTCGCCAACCTGCCCAACTGGCCGGCCACGCACCGGGCCAAAGTGGTCACCCCCTTCAAGCAGTTCCTGGTGGCGCTCGATGTGACGATCTCGGGTGAGCGCGACGACCGGCTCGTCATGTGGTCCCACCCCGCCGATCCGCTGGGGATCCCGCCCTCCTGGGATGTGGCCGACGAGACGCTCGATGCCGGGCAGGTCTCGCTGTCCGAGGGCGAGGACCGCATCATCGACGGGCTCCAGGTCGGCAACCAACTCATGATCTTGACGGGGAGCCAAACGTGGGCAATGAGCTTTGTCGGCGGGCAGGATGTGATGGCCTTCCGGCGGGTCTTCTCCGAGATCGGCGCGCTCGCGCAGGGCTGCGCTTCGACGTTCCTCAACAAAGTCTTCCAGGTTACCGGCGATGACTTCGTCATCCACGATCTGCAGAGCGTCACCAGCGTGGGCTACGACCGCACCAAGCGCTGGTTCTTCACCCAACTGACGCCGGCGAGTTATGACAAAGTGCGCGTCGTCCGTAAGATGACCGCCAAGGAGATGTGGATTTGTTTCTCTTCCGGCGGCACGCTGGTCAACAACCTCGCCTTGGTGTGGAACTGGCAGTTCGACACCTGGACCATCCGCGACCTCGAAGATAACCATCACGCCATGGCCTCCGGGCCGACTTCGCCCACGGCGACCAGCACCAATGCCTGGGACTCGGTGGTGGGAAACTGGGCTGCGCAAGACCCCCTCACCTGGGAGTCCAATACCTACGAACGGGCGGTCGAGGGCTTGGCCCTGGCGTCGACGGCGCTCCGCCTCCGGGTGAATGGCGACACGGTCGATACGACCGACACGACGGTCAATTACGTCGAGCGCATCGGCGTGGCGGTGAAGGGACTGTCGCGCGGCGAGATCGTGATCGACCACGGGCGATTAGCGGTGATGCGCGAGATCTGGCCCAAGTTCGTCTGCGACGACGGACACGCTTTCTCGATCACCGTAGGCTTCTCGATGAGCCGCAAAGCGCCGGTAGCGTGGCAGCCCGCGCAGACCTTTATCCAGGGAACGACAGTGAAGCTCGGCTTCTTCGGCACCTTCCGGTATCTTGCGTACCGGGTGCAGTGCTTCCAGACGGGCGCCAGTTGGAAACTCATCGGCTTTGACTTAGACCTCGAGCCGACCGCGAGCCTATGACATGCCACTAGACCGGCCGCTTCCCGACGAACCCCGCGAGGCGCTCAAGATGCTCTGGAGCGTGGCCGAGGACCAGCAGATCGACATCAACCGGCACCGCGATTCCATCCACAAGGTCTGGCATGCCGCGCCCGTGAAGCCGCGGGAAGGCTTGCTTGTGTACGCTGACGGCGTTAACTGGAATCCGGGGAGCGGGCCGGGCTACTACTCCTACGTCGGAGGGTCTTGGGTTTTCATGGGTGGCACCGGCGGCGGCGCGGCTCCCGTCACTAGCGTGTTCACCCGCATCGGGGACGTCGTCGCTGTTGCGGGGGACTACTCCGCTGCGATGGTCACCAACGCGGTGTCGACGCTCGGGAGCTACCCGAACCCGACGTGGATTCCCAGTTACGCCTACTCGAAGCTGACCGGCGTGCCGACCACCTTCACGCCCGCGGCACACGTACATGCGGCAGCAGATGTGACCAGCGGCGTGTTCGCGGTGGCGCGGCTCGGCACGGGCACGCCGTCGAGTACGACGTACCTCAGGGGAGACGGCGCGTGGACGGATCTGACGTGGACAACGAGCTCGGACCCGAGAATTAAGAAGAACGTGCAGAACCTTGAGGGTGGCCTCGAGGTAATCGATAAGCTCCGTCCGGTCACCGCCGAATTCAACGGTCTCGGTGGGACAACTGACGGGCAGAGAGTGGTCTCGTTTTTAGCCACCGAACTTCGCGAGATTCTACCGGGAGCCGTGAGTTCCCGGCGTGGGAAACTTCACCCGGAGGACTTGGAGGAAACGGACATACTCCAGATCAGTACTCATGAATGCCTGATGCACGCGCTGTTGGCAATCAAGCAACTGAAGGCAAAAGTGGAAGCACTGGAAGCGGCGGCTGCCCCATGATGGAACTAAGCCGACAGCTTCCGATTCGCGCGATAGATTCGATTCCACTGGCGTCTGCATTCCTTGCATTGGCGAAATCCTTTTTTGGTGATGTGGGTGTTGGCCGCGTCAAACTTATGGCCCTGCTGGCAGTGAGTTTTCTGACTCCGGTAGCCACGGCGTATGTTCTCTTTGTGCGTAACCGCTTCCAAGTGAGCTGGGTTGCAACAGGCTCGTTGGTGACAGGTGTGGTCAAGTTCAAGTCCCTGCGGGACAGCGCCAACAAGGTGCTGGTAGGCCAAACGGTGGACCCTGTGCGTCTTGCCCCTCCAACCACAACGGCCATAACCCTTATAATCGAGCGCTCCCGTCCACAGCCAGCAATGTCCAAGTTGTCTAATTGGGACATATTTGGCGAGGATCTCGTCAATCGTCTTAAACTTGTATGGCACTCGGGAAACCTCAACTTTCCTGGATGTCGGGCGGGGGACGTTTGCAGCGTCTCTCGCCCACTTATTAAACCATGAACAGTGAGCAAGTTCTAGAAGAAGTTACGCCCTCGGTTGCCGCCAAACAATTGGCACCAAGGAAACTGCAAGTGACGCGGCTCAGTTCTGAAATGGCCATCGAGGGACCAGTCTGGGCTAGATTGACGCCCTACTTCGCCGAAGCCCTCAAACACTGCTACGGAGAGCTATCAGAATCGAGCATCAAGGCGTTGATAGCTGCCGACAAGATGCAGGTGTGGATTGCCCTTTCTGGTGAGGGTGCGGAGTTGCTCGGCTGCATGTTGACAGAGGTCACAGAATATCCAACGCTCCGCGTCTTGCGCATCGTTTTGCTCCAGGGAATCTCGTTCAAGGACTGGGGCGGTCACGCGAGGGTTGCCTTGGAAATCTTCGCACGAGAACAGGGATGTGAACGGCTCGAAGCCAGTGGTCGTAAGGGACTGACTAGGCTGCTCGCTCCGCTTGGATTTGAACCGGTTTACACCACTCTCATAATGGAGGTCCGACAACATGGGAAAGAGCGCAGGCGGTAACGTCGCAACCTCGACCACGTCCTACCCAAGCTTCCAACAACCGGCATTGAAGCAGTTTGTTGACGAAAGCACTCGATTGTATCAGCAAGGTGGACCCCAACTCAGCCCCGAACCACGGGTTGCTGATTT